CTTGTTGCGGTTGCGGTTGTGATTGGCGCGGTCGCTGTTCTTTTTGATGACCTGGAAGTCGTCGAGCGAACTGGGGTCCACGTCGAGATATGGACCGGCCCAGATGCGGCCTACTTTGAGCAAGCCGTCATCGTTGTTGGGATCGTTGATCGTGAATTTCAGGTACTGTTTTTTGGTCTTCGTGATCATCTTCAGAATGGTTTTGTCGTCCCAGGTCAAGCTGTGCTGGATGATGGATGAGCTGCTGCCGTCGGTGTAGTTCCATTCGTTGTAGTCGTTGGCCTCGAAGGTTATTTTTGCGCCCTCGGATATGTTGTGGCCCATGATCGCCACGGTGTCGAAGTTGAATTGGTTCTGGTAGGTTTGGTCGAAGAGGAGTTCGTGGCCTTCGAGGGCGGTATCGATGTCCTCCTCGGTTGTGAATGTTTCTGGCGATGCAAAACTGCCGCCATAAACGCGGGCATGACGCATAATCGCATCAAATCGGAGGGTGGCATCAGGCAAACCTCCAACAGCGAAAGAGGTCAACGCGCTTGTTGTCAATATCCCAGCCGAAAGGTTCCATAAAGAGCTGGAAGCCATATCACCTTGAGAACGAGGAATTAAAAAACTGTCTATACCGCCAGTCGTGCCAGTCGTTAAATCCAAAGAACAAATAAATCTTAATCCCTGGTTTATAGTCTGTGCCGTGCCACTATCGAAAGTCCCAACAGAGTTAGTTCTCGCTAGAGGATTGTCGGCAGAAGCATCTGCCCACTCAGTGATAATGGTATTAGACTGATAATAGAACATGAGTTTTGTCCCTCCGTCTATTCTCCAGTTCGCAAAGTGCATAGAATCGCCAAGCTCCTCATATGGTATGAACTCACAGTCGACGATAAACTTCCCACTCGGCGGCAACCTGAATGCATAGCTGGTATCAATCGCCGTCCTACTCGTCGCGACGTAGGGCACGGGGTAGGTGTTGTCGAGCGACATTGCTGCGGTGCCCAAGACCGTAGCGCCTGTACCCACGGTTTGTGAGGGGTAGACCCTGGCTCTAGATACTGCGGTCGGTGCCGATACGCTGAATCCAATTCTTATGGTATCGTCGTCAATCCACTCCTCTATGTGCTTTGACGCCCCTGCGGTATACACGATGGTCTTTGTTGCAAAAGCGATGGCTACATTACCAAATGCCGTTGAAGATGAGTCTGTGACAAGGACTCTTGGGTCGTCGGAATTGCCTTTCCGTAGAGTGATGATATAAGATAGGGCGGTCGTCGTTCCTACAGCATCAGCAGCAAAACTGCTACCAGGTGCTCCGGTGTTCATGATAAGGTTGCCGACCATGCCCATTATCGAACCGCTCGAAACAACCGTAGCGTTGGCTGTGGTCGCCCACCCCGTCCAATCCTCGGGGTCGTTGATCAAATTAGTCGCCGCACTCCCGGTGACCAGCCCGATATTCCCGCCGACGATGGTGTCAGAACTAGCACCAAACACGATGGTCTGAGACGTGGATGAGGTAGTCCACCACTGAGTTGTCAGGCGATCATCCAGGACCTGGACGCCCTCGTAGAGCACGGTCTCGGTCAGGGGCACGACCTGGGCGCTGGGAAGATCGTCTAATAGGTTTCCATAAATTATTCGCATACCTCTATTCTCCTACACCACGGTCTGGGCGTCAATCAAGAGCTTGCGGTTCCTGTTGGCCGTGACCACGGTATCGATTATCACCTGCCCGTCAATGTTCACGGCGATTTGCAGGGGGATGTCGTCGACGTCCTCACTACCACCACTGCTACCCGGTGATTGAGAGAGCACTGACTCGAGTTTGTCTAGGGTAAAGAATACCTCAGGCACACCGGCCTCGGCTGCTCTGACCAGTGTTCCTCCGGGTCGTGGAGGTATGATACCACCGCCCGCCAGGGCAGGAATTGGGATCTGGCGCATTGCCGATATCAAGTCGGCGTACATGGCCTCTACTCTACCTTTCTGGGCCCCTGAGGCGAATATACCCAAACTAGATATCGCCGCGTCTCTGTCGATCTCGGCCTGCATGATGGCTATGTCACGGTTGAAGATCGCAAGCTCCCGGTTGATTCGGCGTTCTTCGGCAGCTGCAAGCTCTCGGGCAGCTGCTCGTTTCTCCTCGGCTTCGGCTTCGATCTTGGCCTTCTCGATGGCTTTCTGCGCTTCAATAGCTTGCTCTTGCAGCGCCGCCCGTTCCAGTGTTGTCAAGTCGTCGCCAAGCTTTTTGTTGATGACTTCTAGACGGTCCTCATCGGCCTGGCTCAGTATCCCCGCTTTTATAAGGGCATCGCGCTCGGCTATGAGCTGACTCCTCTGGGCGAAGTCAAGATCGGCGGCGAGCCGCTCGGCGATACTTTTTTTCTCGTCTTCGGCTCGCTGGACTCTGGTTTTGTCCAGCAATCCCGCTGCTTCCAACCGGCGTTTCTCTTCTCTGTCTATCGTGTCGAGAGTGTTGGCAAGTATTCTTTCGTTGGCGTCCCGCATTGCGTTCACTCGCAAGTTTGCGATTTTGTTGCTCACGTCCAAAGTGATGGTCTGTATGCTGTCAAACGCCCTCGTGACCTCGTCGATCACGAAGTTCACGATCTTGATTATTTCACCTATAGCCATCGCGGTTGCGTTGCCGCTCGCGATTGCGAGATCGGCGAGCATGTCAGCCCCGGCCTGTCCCACGTCCAGTGCGCTCTGTTTCGATGCCGAGGCCATGGCCATGGCTCCACTGATAACGATGCTAACCATTTGGGTGGTCGCAGATATCCGCGCCTGCTTTTCGGCTTCGATCCTATCCATCTCCTCGATGTGGAATTGCTGGGATATTCGCCCCCGTTCTTTTATTGCGGCGAGATAAGCCCTTGACCAAAACACCCTTCGCTCTGATTCGTTCTCCGCCGCCTCTTCTTCTGCTTCCTCAGTTATGGCAATGCCCTGCAGCCGTAACCGCATGGCATTGAGCCGAGCCGCCCGTTCTTTCTTGAGGTCCGCGATTATGTCGGCAGCGGACTTGCGTCGCGCGTCTCTCTCTTCCTTAGACGCCACCTTGAAGCCGTCCCGGACCTTGGCCTGCTCCTCGTATTTCTTTGTGAGTACGTCAACCTGGGCCTGAGTCGCATCACCCAAGAGAACCCTGGCCTCGTATTCCTCTCTCAGGTCGAACGTCGCATCTACGGCGGCTTGGGCGAGCGCCTCGGTCTCTTCTTCCCGCTGGATTGCTATGTCAAGCTCGAGGGCCGCTATTTTTTGCTGCTGTTCGAGTATCTCGAACTGGGCGTTGGCCCGCTGTTTATTGGCGAGGAAATGGGTTCCCTCGATTTCGTTGAGAAGGTTGAGCTGGTATTCAAGCGCTCCATTCGCGGAACGAAGGGCCTGCTCTAGCAGAATGATACTTCCCGACGTGAGGAGTTCGTTCTGTCGCTCGAATTGATCGTTGAGCAGTTTCTGGGTTGACGCAGCATCATTTGCCGCGTCCTCAAACTTCTTGAACGCGATCGCACCACCAACCACCAGCCCGACCATCACACCGAGAGGCCCTGCTGCACCAAGGGCACCCACGGCCTTGAACCCTGCCCCGAGTAGCTTGAGGCCCTTGATCAGCGCCTTGACCACTATCACGGCCTTGCCAATGGTGTAGGTCACGGGCCCGATGCTGGCAACGGTAATCGCCGCGCCTATGATGAACTTTTTCCTGCTTTCCTCTAAAGCCGTGAACTGTCGCGTGAACTCGGTTAGGCCCAGGGTCGCCTTCTTTATTGACGGGAGAAGGACGTCGCCGAATGACCTCGCGGTCTCGACTATGGTATCCAAAAGGGTAGACAGTTGCCCGGTCAAGGTCTGGCTCGCCGTCTTCATGCCGTTGTAGAATCTGCCGCCTTCTGACGTTGCATTGGCAAATGCTGTACCAAGCATTTCCACAGAGATCAAGCCCTTGCCCATGTCATCTTTCAGGTCTTTCATCGACCTGCCGGTGTCCTCGCTGATTTGGAGCAAGGGGTTAAATCCGGAGTTGATCATCTGCAAGAGGTCTTGGCCCATGAGACGGCCCGTGGAAGATGCCTGCCCAAACGCGAGCGACAGACTCGCGAACTTTTGCTTATTACCTTGGGCGATGTCACCGATCTGCTTCATGATCGGGACCGCTTTTTCTGCCTCGATCCCGAATGACACCAGCAGTCGAGTTGAATTGGTGAGGTCGCCAACAGAGAACGGGGTCACGGCGGCGAACTCTTTCAACTCCTTGAGTAGGGCCTTGGCCCGGTCCGCACTGCGCAGGAGCGTGGTGAATGCCGCCTCTTGCATTTCCATGTCGGCGGAAGCTTTTATCGCGGCTCCGCCAAGGGCGAGAATGGGCAGGGTCACGAATTTGGTGAGTGATTTACCGATCTTTAGTGAGGATGCCGCGAACCTGTCGAACTTTTTCTGGGACTTGTCTATAGAGGTATCGAACTGAGCGTTGTCGCCGACAATACGTACGACCATGTCCCCTAAATTCGGCATTATATGTCTCCGTACTTATCACTGTACGGGGCTTTGGCGGCATCGCTTTTTTGTTTGTCTTGGTTCAGACCGTCGAGGTAGCCCTTCTTGCGGAGGTCCTCTCTAACCTTTAGGACCTCTTCTATAGGCATGTTCATTAACGATCTCGGATTCCCACCTTTCACTGGTACACCTGCCTTTATGTCCGAGCCCAGATTGTGGTACATCACGATTTGGCCGATACTCATTTTCCACAGCAGATACTCTTTTGTCGCCCAGGGATAGAGCAGTGCCATCTCAACGAACAATCGCCCCAACTGAAGGGGCTTGTCTACTTCTTCGCCGTTTTCTTGTTCGTTTTTTTTTGATACGCCTCGATGCCCTTGTACGAATCCAGCAGTGCATCCTGGATCTCTTGGGCCATGATGCTGACTTGCCCTGGGCTGGTGTTTTTTAAGAACCAGGCCTCGTCCATGTCGGGGTAGTCTATGCTGCAAAACGCCACACACATTCTAACTCCCAACAGGAACGCATCTTTGGGCAAGTCGCTATCGCCGTCACTCGATACCCTTACGGCCTCTTGTCCCTCTTCCCCGGTCTCCTCTTCCATCTTTGAGACGACCCCGAGCAATTTCCTCCGGATCTCATCTATGTCGAACGTAATCCCGCAGGGGATAAACGATACATCGATCTCGTTTTCGTTCAGCATAACAAATCTGGCCTTGGGTTTGAGGATGTCAAGATCGAGTACGTTGTCAGGCATCAGTAGCTCCTCACCCTGGGGTGTCGTGGGTGATCACGTAGAGCTGCTGGCCGGCCGTTCTCGTGGTATCGAGCTTGCCGGTGATGGCCACGGGCATGATCATTACGGGGTCGGTGTCGTTATCCGTCTTCAACTGAAAACTGGGACCCGAGTCTGCTGTGGCGTAGTACACCGTCAAAATGGTTTCCACGGTATTGGTGTCAACCACCCGCGTGTTTGTAAACCTGAACGCGGATCTGGTTATGGTGGTGTCGGTGTTACCACCCGCGTGGATGGTCTCTACCGAAGACGTGGTGCTTGCGCTGACCAGGCCCCCGGAGATAGCACTGAGCACTGAGGCGTCGAACTCGATCAACTCGAAGGCCACGGTACAGGTCTCAGAGGCCACGCCCTCGACGGGGTCCGGGGCATTACCGGCTTGGGCCGTGTACTTCTCGATGGGATGGTCCCAGCCCGTAACGGTGCCCGCACCCAGGTTTGAGAAGGTTCCCAAGGCACTGGACGCGCGCTCGACTTTGCAGTTACCCAAGACCAGCTTGTCGCTGTCTACCGAACTGTTTTGATAAATAGGCATAAAGCCCTCCTAACTCACTGTACTTGACGGATAAATCAAAGTGATCCGCAGCGGTGCGTTATAGATCTCGTCTTCGGTCTCGGGAATGCTCCCGGTTCCAGTATCGAGAAAACTTCGGGCTATGTCAAACCCGTTTTGGCTGGCATAGATTCCCGTCGACGCACTGCCGTGGAATAAATCAGTAACCACTCTCGCAATGGCCTGGGCCCCCGCCGCGGTTACATCCCTGTTATTGATGACGAAATCCTGGGATTCCATCCCCGAAAATCGTCTGAGTTCGCCCTCGTAATAGTTGATCGCGGGCACTGCCGTGGACTTGGGCCTGAGCCCATGGTAGATGTTGGCGGTGCTCACCAACACTGTTACCGTGGAGGCCTGGATCATCGACCACCCCAGGGCCTGGGCCGCGGTCACGCCGCTCTCACAAAATAATCCTTGAACTCGTAACGGCCATTGGTCATACCGATGGTCAAAGACTTGCCCTGGGCCAGGTCCAGGGCGGGCCTCAGGAAAGGCTGGGCGTAGCTGCGAACGGTGCCGAACTCTACATACGGGGCGTAGAACACGGGAGTACCGACCAAGACCTCCATGTCCCACGACGGGGGACTGATGGTGTCGGCTGGCCTTGCGCCTTCGCCACGGGGGTAGGTCGATCTTGCCCTGGACGCCACGGTGATGCTGGCCGCGAGCCTTCCCGTATCCACTGCAGCCAAGAGTTTGGCCTGGCCCTCGACCACGAGGCCGATCTCGAACGCGGTTTTGTTGATGACCTTACGGCCCCGGATCTTGACGTCCTGGCCGTTCCATTGCGAATCCACAGTGCTTTTGAAACTCACGTTATGATATCCAGAGCCACAACTGTCAAACCGCCTTTGTGTGAAATGTCATCGGGACGACCAACGATTTTGTACCGATCACTACCGTTGACCACCCATCGATCGGTGTCTGACCAGGTATAGGTATCGGTCTCCACCGCCAATACATGGGAGCTGGCCTTGTTGATTTTATCCGAGAAAAACGCTGAACTTCCTTGGACCTGCCAGATCTGGGAGAAAAGGAGCGTGGTCAAAGTCGTCACGGCCGAGGTATCGCCCATCCCATCAGAGGAGATGACTTCTCTGGCGACCTGGACCGTGGTCAAGTTCAGTGAATCCCTGATCATGCCATCTGCACCACGTGGTAATCGCCCAGGGCGGCAATGATCTCCGGGGGATAGCCGTAGTCATCGCCCACCTTGCCGTAGGCCTCTGACCAAGGCCCCAAACTCGTTCTCGTCACCCCGCCCGATCGTTTCTTCCGGATGTCATAATCGTAGTACACCATTTGTGCGGCTGTATACGCTATGGCCGTGGGCCACTTCACTACCGAGATCACAATGGTGCGACCGCTGAGTTCATCGACGACCGTGGATCCAGTGGCCAGGGTCAGGGTCTCGTCGTCTACGCCGCTGATGATGTAATACCCGTCGTTGCGATAGGAGTAATACACATAGATTTCGTCGTCAGCCAAAAAGTTTTCGGCGACAAAGCTGCTGTTGGCTACTATGGTGCGGGCGGTGGCGTTGAACGTCACCGCGTCCTCGAGACATAGCTCGGTGACAAAGTAATTGTGTGAGAGATAGTTGGCCCTTTCTTGAACGATGGGAATGAGACCGCTGCTCGCTATGGTCGCCGCCGATGCACTGATATTCGAGAAAAGTGTTACCTGCGTAGCAGTGACGATGGGCATTTATTCCTCGTACCATGATGCCCGCAAGACCGTTCGGGTGCTCGCGCCATCGGCGGTAAAAACAAGGATCACTTCCTCGGCGTCAGACAGCCGCCATTCCTCGCGCCCGCCATCGTCGCCGCCAACAAGGTAGAACTTGCCCGCTGCACCGATCACGCCACGGTCCAGAATAGTACCCGTGGACGTCACCAATGCGTTGTACGTGGTTTCGGTGCTCGCCGCGTTTGCGCTCTGAAGATAATGATTGACCGGAGTTATGTTCGTGCCCCCGCTGGCATCTGTGAGTTTGCTAAATGTCCACAGACCCGGGCCATCGGTTTCCACGCTAAGTACGACGTGGGCCTCGATGGCGGTAGTCGGTGCGGTGATGAACATAGTCAGGGCGCTTCCCGCATTGAGTTTTTCGTAGGCCGCCGCGTTGTAGCCCTTGCCCTCGTGTATTTCGGCGTGCTGTAGACCGATGGTGACCAGCGCATTGGCTATGTCATCATTGGGCAGTGCGGTGACCGTGTTAACACCCGAAGTCACGATCTGGGTGACTATCGTGTCTATCTCACCCTGAAGGAAGAGATTGCTTTGTGGCATTAATTACCTCCGGGGAGCCGAAGCTCCCCATAGGATTACTGATTCGCTCTCGGGGCCTGGTACGCTTCCCAAGACATGGGGCCTGCGCCGGTCGCCGTGATCACGATCGTGCCCGTGCTGGTCTGGAACCTTGCGGATTCAAAGAGCTGGCCACCGATTATGACCGTGGTCTCGGTGGCTATACTGACAGAGGCCGCACCGATTCCCAAAGCAGAGAACTCCGTGCCAACACCAATCGAAAGCGTAACCGCCGCCGTGGAGTTGGTGTTCTCGGCCCGAATGAACAGCGATCCCGCTGCGTCGAGAGTGCTCTGCGCCGAAGAAGGTGAAATCGTGATCGTATCCGAACTCACGACCCCGGCCTTCGCGGTAATGGTGGTCCCAGTGATTACCGGAGTAAGCACCGTAAAAGTTGTAGAAGCCATGTTTTACCCCCTCACCCTGCGGCTTCAGCGAGATACGCAGTACACAAGGCGTTGGGTCTCACGACTTTGCAGCCGTAGACGTACAAGCCCTTGATGCCCTGGTCGAAATAGTCCTCACGTTCAACGGCCTTGATCTCCGTGATCTGACCCGCGTAGGAAATAGCCTGCCTGGTCCCGAACATGCACCGATACTGGGTTTCGTCAGTCGATACGTTGTTGCTCATGAACAACTGGAATCCAAAGGCCGCACCCACAAAGCCCTGAGCGATGACGCCATCGTCTCTTACTTTCGGCACCGAGGTTGCGGCGATACCACCGACTTCGGCGAGAACGAGCTTCTGATGCAACCACGGTGGTATGATTCCGAACCTGTTGGCCGTGGGAACATTGGCTTCGTTGAGATAGCGCTGCACGTAGGAAATGGTTTCGATCACATTCCCCGAGGACACCGACAGCGAAGCTCCGGAGCTACCGATATACGTCGCGTTTCCCGTGACGCCGGCCTCGGCGTACTTGCCGGCGATGTGCTGGTCGATGGTGTCGGCTATCGCGTACGCGGACTCGCCCATGGCTCCGTTCATGACCTTGGCTTTGTTCTGCGCCCTGTCGATGTTGTCGATGGTGAAAGCAAAGTACTTTTGCTGATCAATGAGGAGCTTTTTCTGCGCGGAAGTCAGGGCTTCCCATGTGATCGCCGTGTACTTGGTGTAGTCCGACACCGAGACCGGCCCCGTCTCATTGATGTTGACGGTATCACCGGCTCCGGTGATCTCGCCTTCGTAGTCAGTGTTTACGACTCCACCGAAAACATGGGCTTTGCGCAGTCTCACAAAGAGCTTGGCTGTCCATATCTGTGGAGTAAAGTTTTCGAGACCCATTTAAGGCCCTCCTGGATTTTTATTCGACTAAAGCATCATCGAGCTCGCCCGCTTCCTCCATTCGGATTGCTTCCTCCGTGGAAAGCGCGCTGGCATCGATCTTCTTTTTGTCGCCCGTGCCGGATGCTCCCGGCTTGAATCCAGCAGATAATAGTTCGTTGCGAACCCTTTCGGCATTGGTGGTGTCATGGGCTTTGATCTTACCGAGAAAGACTTTGGCTTCTTCGATGGTGTTTCCGGAAAAATCATCGACCCACCACGAAGGGATTTCTTGCCGTGCCGCTTCCTCGACTATCAAACGCTTGAGCTTGTCTTTTTCCCGTAGCTTTTCCCCGTTATCGACTCTGTCCTTGAGTTCCCGAATCTCTTTGGCCTCGGGGGTTTCCAGCGGGTTCAGCTCTAAGACTTTCTTAGCCACCTCTACTTTGACTTCGCTCTCGAAATGACCCTCTTTGTAAGTTTTCAGCGCATCGCTAACCCTTTTGTCTGCTGCGGGTTGAACCAGCGCCTGCCCTTCTGGAGTTTCAAGAAACGGAAGCACCAACTCTGCTGTGATCTTGGCTTCCGGTGTGATCTCTGCGAGATACGCTATAACGCCCTCGCCTTCCTTGTTCGCCGTCATCCATTCTTTGACGACTTCAATCGTGATCTCGTCTGCCATCTGTCACCCCTTCTTCGTGGTTTTCCCCGAAGTAGTTGTCTTGTTTTTCGCGGGTTTGGATTCTGGTTCAGGTTCTGGCGGATTGTGGCGAGCCCGAAGACTCTCGCGTTGATTGTTTCTGGCCCGTTGAATTCGCTGTCGCCTGTTCAAAGTCCACCCCCGACGTAATGTACTAGCTATAATACATCGCATAGTGAGTTGTCAAGGACTGAATAATCAAGCCGCTTTCCACTGGCTGTAGGGAGTGTAGGGAATTATGCCCTGGGACCGGGTTCTGCGGATCTGCGGGGGATAGCCCTCGATCTGAAAACGCTCTCGGCACCGGCAGTGAATTCTCTGGTTAGCGGCCATCCCCTGCCATGTGGGGAACGGCGTCTTCTGGCCGTCGTTGGTCGTGAAAAATCCGTTCTTCTTTACCTGCCCATCCATGACTCTGTGATTGGCGAATACTTTCGGACTCGTTGGCCGGGTCCGGTCATCGAGTGTGGAATCCCAGATCCGATCACCCCTGATGCCCTTGGCCTCGGCCCTGGTATACAAATCATCTTGGCCCGCGTTGACCGCGGTCTGGCCCTCGGTCCTGACGATACGCATGGCGCGGCCACTGGTAATGTTGAAGGCCTTGCGAATGTCTTTCATCATCTGGGGGTAGGACTTCCCCTGGGCCAGGCCCACGTTCAGCGCCCGCCTCACGGTTGTGCGGGCCTCGGGTCCGTAGGTTGCTCGAGATATCCGGTAGAATTCGCTACTCAGGTTTTCGAGCACGACGTCGGGATTGAGCACACCCCAGGAGATGTTGACGCCGGCATCCTGATCGATGGCCCAGGCATAGCGGAAAAAGGACTCGTTGTAGAGCTGGGGCCTGAGCGTGTTGAACGTCCTCACGTTTTTCCGGGTGGCCTCATTCATCGACGCCACGATGGTTTTGTTCATAGTAGCCAGGCGGTTGTACTGCGTCATCTGCGCCAGGGAGAGCTTGCCGTCGACGGCGTACTTCTCGTAGATCTTGGACATGTCGATGCGGATTTGGTCCAGTGATTCTATCAGGGCGCGGTTGACGATGACCTCATATTGGCGCTCGCGCCTGAGTAGGGCCTTGTAGGAGCGGTCTTCGAAAACCGGGAAACCAGGCATTATTCCTCGGGTTCGCCTTCGCCTTCATCGGCTTCGGCCAGGGTCAATTCCCTTTCCAGTTCTTTTTGCCTGTCCTCTTCCTGCCTATCGAGTTCGGTCTGGACATCGGGAATGATGGGATCGGGCATGATCTCGGCCACAAGCCAATCACTGAAGCCGGTATCGCTCATGACCTTGGCGATATCAGATCTTTCCTTGAGGTCCGTGGGCAGGTTGCGTCTGTGGTTTATGGTTATGCCCATGGGCTCGCCGACGTCTTCACGTCCGGCTTTTTTGTAAAGGGTGTTCATGAGTTCGAAGCGCTCGGCCAGGCCCACGTCAAAATCAGCCTCGGCGCTCGATACCACATTCTCGAAGTCGAAAAGCAGTCGCTGAACCGCAACGCCCGAGATCTCTGATGCAAAAGTCTTGTCGCTGAAATCAGGGACGTGGCTCTGCACGTGGATCTCTTTGCGAACGAGATTGGTCATAAACTCAATGTATTCTTTGGCGATGTCTTTGGTGAGGAAGGTGACGGCATCCGCACTCGGCAAGTTTTCAAAAATGCGACGCCGCTTGATGTCTTGCAGCTTTCTCCTTATCGCGCCCGGCACCTTGTCTTTGATGGGATCGGTAAGGCTCATTTTAACGAGTCGTAGATACGCATGTGCAAAGCGATCAAACTCATCAAGGCTCCCACTAATTAGCACGTCGTAATCATCGATGAGATCTAAAACGGGCTCGATGATGCCCAGCATTTCATCACCGAAATAGTAGGCCGCAACGGGGATGTCCTCAAAGAAATTGGGGAAAACCTTGACCGAGTCCAGCACCCAATCCGTTGCGCCTATGCCCACTGTGTTGGTGTTGGGCTTCTTCAGCGTGTAGGTCTCGATTCTGGTCATGTAATAGACTTCGACGTTGAACTCGGTTCTCGAGGTATTCGTGGCGTAGTACCTGACCGCGATTTTCTTCTTGGGCTCGGGCTGTTCGTCGTAGAGCAAAACCAGCTCGCGGGGATCCACGCTGAAAAACTTGGGTTCGGCCTGGGTTGGTAATTTGGGGTTATCTGTGGCCACACCGTCGACGTAAACAATTTCATAGGCCATGCCGAAAATCGCGGTATTCCGTCCCGCTCTCGAGGTCTTGATATGCTCTCTGTTGAGATTGAATGTGGCTTTGACGAGATCCAGGTATCCCTCGGGTTGGTCCTCGTCGGTTTTATAGGTGATGTACCGGGGCCGATAGGCGTAGCCAGTGAACGTGGTCACGATCTTGCGCCCGTAACCGACCGGGGTCTTGTTATCGGGATTGTTGGCATCGGGCTGGCGGCGGTTCAAGATCTTGGTGTTCTTGGCTCTGTAATATTCCCAGAGCTTGTCCATGCGCCTGACGGGCTCGCCCTCGTGAACTTTTATGATATCGATTATTTCTTTATTGGTTAGAACGTCTTTCGTGGTTCGCAGGATCATGTAGACCTCCACGTCTTTTCCCGTAGTTTCGTACTATTGCCCGGACTTGACAAGCCCTACAGTCCCAGATCCCCGGCGTCGGCATCGGAGAGACGGCCGCGATAGACGTCGATGAACTCACTTGAGGCGTAGCGTAATGCGTCGATGCTGTTGTGAACGAGTATGCCATTGGCGAAAAACTCATGGGCGTCCTCGACTTCAGCGTCGTAGACTTTATGCGATCTTCTTACTTCTCGCACGCGCAGAACATGACGGGGAACAATGTCTGCTCTTACTGTACTTATTGACCGTAAAATCCTTTCCGCAAACGGCGCATACCCTGACAACGTTATCAACGCCAGAATCGCGCCGTGCTCTGCTTTTGCACACATTAGAGCAGAACCGACTCGAATCTCTGCGAGCCATGTCTTCAAACGCTTTGCCACAGCATGCGCAAATCCTCTTGATGGGCTTTCTGTTCTTGTACGCTTCTCGTCCATGCTGTGAATGCCACGCCCTGCCCTCTTCGCTCGCGTGCCATGCTTTTGTTTTGTGCCTGATCCTGTCGAGGTTCTCTCGCATTGCTTTGCGTCGTTCTGGCGGTATTTCGTGCATGCACCAATGCTCTTTGTTTTTGACGCATCCCAGATTTTCGACGCTGTTGTTGAGAGGATTCTGGTCAACGTGGTGAATATGGAATCCTTTCGGAACCGGCCCATGCTTACTTTCCCATACTGCAACGTGCAAGCGTTTGCCATTACCGGATCTGTAGTACGATTTATCTGACCATCTTTTTGATTCGGGCCATCGCAGATATTTCCTGCCTTCAAAAACAACGATTTCAGACACTGCCATTTTGATCTCCTTGCAATACATATTACATCTGCATATCGCAAGGCGTCAACTGTTTTCCATCCCTCTTGTGTCTTTATTTTGTGCTTGGCGGTGGCGAGTACGGACTTCCCACTCGTCGTGACTACCTCGTACAGCTTCTCCGCGTCGCCAGACTTCCACGCCGCCGACACGTTTTTCATCCCCGATGACGTCAAGCACTTGCCTGCCTGCATTTTGTCTAAACGCTTCCAGCCGTCGGCGGTCTCTATTATCGTCGATCCAGCCAGGCAGTGATTGTATTTGTCTACGGGCACCGGCAGTAACGTACCTTCTTTGTTCATCCGCCAGCTATATTGCTGCAATTCCTGGATGATGTTTTTGCTCCGTTCGGTAACGTAGATTCTTTTGCCCATGAGCCAGTCGATTCCCACGCGCACCGAATCAGGGCCCTTGGTCGCGCCGTGGATGTTGAAACCAAAGCCAGCTATTTCCTCGATTGATTTGGGTTCGGCGCTGTCGGCGTATATCGGGAACTCGTAATCACACATTTCCCGCATGTCGGCGGCGAGCATGTAATTCGTGTAGTTAGTCGAGTACAGGAGCTCGTCAACCCAGATCTCATCACCGTTAAAATAGACATCGATGATCACAGCCGGATCTACCGAAAACCCGAAGTCAAGGCCGTAGATCCTCTGTGAGTGGCGTTTTACATTTTCGGGGATAACCGGTATCTCTTCCCAGTTCGTGAAGATCACACCTTCGGCAGCGACCCACTTCCCCAAGACGCGGCGGTCGTACCACATCCCAGGAGGGGTATTGCGCTTTACCATTTCCACGTATTCGGGCGTCAAGGTTTCGTTGTCGTCAAGTTTGAAGTGCCACGCCTGAACCAATAGCTTTCCGTTCTCGTCCCTGAGACCGGAGCGATCTATGTACTGGGTCTTGACCGGGTGCTGGGGATGGTCGGGGTTTGTATCCCAAAAGAATCGGGCGCCTTCCCCACTGCAGCGGTTGAATGCCTCGTGGATGGTATTGATGTGATGATTCACCACCTCATTGGCGTACCACCCATATCCGGTCATCCCCTGCATAGCTTTATGACTACTTTCTTGGCTGGCACCAAAACAACACACGAGGTGCTGGACCAGGGGGAACTCATTGAAATTGTTGAGTGTGATTTTGCGGGCCGTGAGCTCCTCGATGGAGGCGACGACGTTGCGCTCAATCGATCCGATAGTGGTGCCGGTCAAAATAAATTGCTTGCCGGGGCCGGGGGTGTTGCCGATGAGAGTCGCCCACAAAATGTTATTGAGATAGGTTTTTCCCGAACGCACCGCACCCTCCATGATGATGTGTTGGGGCTGCTCGCGGTTGTAGTGATCGAGTATTATCGCCTGTTTGTGTGTGAGCGGGTTCAATCTGCTGTGTCGGGCTTATCTGCATCGAGCTTGAACGCTGATATGGCTTCAGCAAACACCGTCAACGGGTCCGTCTCTACGTTGATCTGGATTTCCTGCTTCTGGCTCCACACCAAGACCTGAAAATCCCCGGCCCCTACCTGGTCACGGCTGCGGTTGTTGAGCCAGTAGATCTGCGCAAGATTTGATACCGGAACATGGCGGCGGTTGAGGTGGGTACGGACAATGATCTCTTTCGGGCTGTTTGGATCTTCGGGGTCGTAGTTGGGGTTGGCCTTGCGGTCCTGCGTGACGTCGTCGACGTTGTACCCGATGGCTGATTTGAACAGAGCGGCCTCGACTTCTTCGTTCGGGGTCTGCTTGCCCTTGGTTAAAGCGGCCTTGAACTCGGGGTGATCATTTTTCCATTTGTCGAACGTGGATTTGTGGACACCGATTTTCTCGGCCATGTCCTTGTCGATCATTCCCGCCCGGGCCATGAACTCGGCGGCTACGACGAGGCCCTTGCTGTACTTCGTGGGCCTGCCCCTGGTCTCAGGCTTTTTCGCCGGTTTCTTCTTTGGTTTCTTCTTTGGCTTCTTCTTTGGCTTTTTGGCCGGCTGTTTCTTTTTAGCTGCCATTTATAGCCTCCCTTAGCACGTTGCCGTTTATGAATTGTGCCTCTTCTACGCCGTAATCGGCAAGGAAAGAATCCCGCTCCTGCTGGGTCCGGAATACGGCCACAAAGAAGAAGTCGACGTCCTCTCGCAGGCCAGCCACCGCCGCCCTGCGCTTGCGATGTCGCATTCCTTCTCTGACCTTGTCGCCTTGCTCAAAGTATTTGTCATCGGGGTTGGCTTCCTCGTGGACGTTGCCATCGTCGTCGGTCTGATCTTTCGGCGCTTTGGCCGCGGCCCTGGGCGGTGCCTCGAGCGGGACCTCGTTGGCTTCGAGTGACTCCGCGAACACGTCGGCGGGATCGGCGTCAAACAAAGCCTCCATGTCTATTTTGGAAAAGCCGGCCAATGCCATGTTGATGTCGTCGTCCCATAGATCGCCGAGCTTGTCGAGATACCACTCGCCCTGAGAGGAGGTGTTGTTGAAGAACATGTTCTGCTCTTTCTCGGTCGCGGGGTCGAGATCCACAACCGCGACAGTGAGCTTGTAGTTTTTGGATCTGCTGAGAGTGTCTAAGACCTCGAGGCGTTGGTGGCCCGACACGATGTTGCCGGTCTGCTTGTTCCAGACGATGGGCGCGAGCATTCCCACGCGCTCTATGCGTTCCCGGAGGCGTTGTTTGTTGTCGCTTTTGATTTTACGCGGGTTGTATGGAGCCTTGACGAGTTCGCCGCGATCCACTTCTTGCATGTCGAAACGCTCGAACTTGCTGAGTTTAGGCGGTGGCTTCGGCTTTGCTGTTTTCTTTGCTGCCGGCTTTGCCGCTGGCTTTGCTTTCGTCTGGGACATTGAACCAATCCTTTCGGAGCACCATCGCGTCCAGGAACGGGAAATGCTCTTTTAGTTTATCGTATGCCTGGGGCTCGTTTTCATATGCCCACAGCACGAATTTGGTACTGAGATCCACGCCGGTATTCTTACTGTTCTCCGACTTTGGAATTGGGATGCCCTTGAGCTTACAGAAACCGACCACGTCGTAAGTCGTCCAGTCGTAAATCGGGCGGTAGACATCGCCGTAGGATCCGGTCGTGGCCTCTCCGGCGTTGGTTCTGCGCCACTGCCCGTCATCTCGTTTCCCGCCCATGATGATGGGTTTGATCCCGCTCATCTCCCTGGCCTTTCGTAGCAATCGCTTAATTTCCAGAGTTTTACGTCGGGATTCGGTGAGCAGTAGACGCCGTTTTTCTTAGCGGCGTAGTAGCCCCAGTGCTGGATGTGGTGGATTTTGACCTTGTACTTGTCCTCGCAGTTATCGATCTGATCTTCCACCAACCTGATACCAGGGACGTAGTACATGAAAAAGCACTCAACACGATCAAAAACTTGTCGCGCCAAGTGCAGTAAGACTAAAGAATCCTTGCCCACCGAGAAGGAGACAAGGATTGAGTTCGATGACCGCCGGATCAGGGTTAGCTGTTCCAGCGTGTCTGTGACGATCTCAGCCGCCACCACCGCCACCACGTGGTCCTCGGGCCGACCGTCTGTTGGTCTGGGCATTGGGCACGGACGCGAATCTTCCAGTACTGAATGGTCTGTTAAGCAGATCACCTCTCTACGAACAAGCTAGCGGGGGAGGGAGTCAAACCCACAGCCTGCAAGTGCTTAACCTGCCGTGCTATCGTTACACCACCCCGCATCCAAAGTATAGAACCACGAATGAGAACTTGTCAACTCTGATATTTTAACCGCTCATCGCGAAACTTGGCGTAGTTGCCGACTATGTCGACCTCTTCACCCTCGAATGGAACCGTCAGACTCATGAATGATGTAGGATCTTCAAACGGCTTGTCAAAAGGTATTTCCCAACCGCCGATCTCTTTACACTCATAGCCAAACTCGATTTCAAGAGTCTTTGCCAGTAATTGCCTATGGCAAAACGCCGTTTTGTCACAGTAGCAGAGTAGAACCTTGCCGACGTAATCGGCCGCGATAGTGTCAAGATCGTTCAGGTTGTAAATCATCACCAAGTAATCCTGCATGTACCAGTCGAGTTGCCCGGCAGGATTTTTTTTGTACCGTCTCACTGTCGCCATGTCCGGCGCTAGAGACTTCAATTTCGGACCTTGAAACCATCTAGGCGTACTAGCTGCAATAGATACGGCGTCGGCAAGCTTGCCAGATGTCTTGAAATTCGAAAAGTAGATCACCTTTTTTCTCTTTGCCATATCATATAAGGTACTGCCGTGCCATGTCATAGTCAAGGCATAAAAAAACCGCCATCGCTGGCGGTTGTGTTGGCTAGTCCATGATCTCGGCGAGTTTGCAAGGTGTAAAGTACATATCGCGCTCAATCGGCAAGCCTAGTTTTCCGCGCACTGCCTGGAGCTCGTCAAGTGAAAAGTAGCCTAGTTCCTTTTCGAATCCGTCTACCAGACCGAAAAACATGCGCTCTTCAGGATCGTACTCAGTCGCGTACCACGTCCAGCTCGAGTCAGGAGTAAAAAACTTGACTTGCGCGATCTGTTCACCTGCTGGCGTTTCTTCCTGGCTGTACATAGCCGGTAGACTCTTCTCATTCGCTTTCGTTAGTAGCATCATACCATTCTCCGTTTCTGTATTTGACCTAGTAGGCCATTAGAAAGCCTAGACTTGCGCCTAGGCTTTCCGATTGCTTACCAGCTGGCTACCATTTGCGGCACGGCGTCAATATTGGCCTTTCCTTCGGCGTAGTGGATAGCCTGTTGCCTATCCTGAAACTCGGCGACGCCGTCTCGGTATCGCCTGGCGTCGATGTCGTAGACTGCTACCGCGTGCTTGCCACATTTGAGAGCCGCGACCGTTACCTCTATGCCGTCGGCCTTGTTCAGGTATGTCTTGATTATCATGCCGCTACCTCGATACTTTCGTACTCCGTGAATCGGTCGCATTTCGCGACTTCATCTTTTAGCTGAATGGTGACGTCGCTATTTTGCCAGTACCGATTACCAGCATTCCGCGATTCGTCAAAGCAGAGATTTACTCCACTCTTCCAGTAGATCCATACTCCGCGTTTTTCCACTCCGCGCGCTTTGTCGTGCTCGCTGGAATTGTCAGCATAGAAGCTAACACGGTCAATCTCGCCGAGAATCAAGAGGCTCTCATTATGAAGAACTAGGCGCTCAATTTCGCTTGACATTCTGACCTCATAATCGGCGCGATAATTGACGTTGATACGCTGTTTTTTGTAGAACTCCTCGCAGTAATAGTCGATACCATCGTGGTAGACATAGCCACAACCGCGTTGACAATTTCCGACGTTCCTTTTGACGATAGCCTTTAGTGTCTTCACGACGCCACCACTTTTGACGAAAAAGGTTTTCGCCGACGTTGAACCGATGTAGGCTCTGTGATAGCCTCTGTAGGCTCTGCTACCGGCTCTGGTGTCGGTTGTAGCCTTGCCTTGGCTTTCACATCCGGCTCATTCATGAGCGCTATCACGGCAAGGTATCCAGGTACTCCGATCTTTTCGGCTTCCGTGGTAAACACTGCCGCACCACTTTTTTTGTCGACTTTCATAGTCCAGCAAAAACCTTGTAAATCGTCGACAAAGTCAAAATTGATATACCTGTCGACTGGTAGAGCTCTCACAATGTCACAGACTGCCAGCGAATATTTGCCGCTATCTTTCTTTCGCGTATGCGATAGATCGATTACAACCGGCTCCGCGTCGCTGAACTCTGTAGGAATCACGCGCAACCAATTCGGAAATTGGTAATCGCCTTTGACTTTCGGCGAATACTCCACGGATTTACTGTTCGCCTTGGCGCGTTTTGCCAGCTTATAGCCACCAATTTCCATTGTAGTCTCTACACCATAGGCGACGTGCAATCGTCTACCGTCCGTCGCTACCAGATTCCTGGTATTCGCGGTTGCGCTTTCACATTCGATTCCATCCATGAAATATCGCGTCGCGTCCTCGGAAATGGCGCGACCTACGAATAACACGGATTCACTTGTGTCAGTTGTTGAAAGTGTTGTCATTTTGCTACTCCAATTGATTGGTTTTTTGCGTGAATCGTTCACTGCCTGACGTGCTCTCATTCGCTTGTGCTGCTATCCGTGGATAGGTGAAAGCCTGCATGTCAATTTTTTAAATAACGTACACTACCTATACCTTATAAGGTAACCTTTATTCGTTTATTTTGCAAATATTTGACGATTCTTTTTGTATGCTTTTTCATAACAAATCTTTCGCTTTTTTCTTTCCATTCTATCGAATAAATGTTACCTTAGATGGTAATAGTGGTATCAAGCATGAGGAGTTGTGATGGTAAACTATCAGGAAATGAGCACGGCGGATTTGCAGCGGCTGGCGTCTGAGGTATGCGACGAAATAGCTACCAGGAAAATCGGCCAGCCTATCAACGTGCTACCGTCGATCAAAAAGTATGCTGGCAAAACGAAGGAACACTTTTTTTGTGTTACGCTGGACGGTTCACACCATGTTATCAAAATTCATACAGTGTCGATCGGTACTGTCAACCGTGCAATCGTTCACGCGCGCGAAGTATTCGAGCACGCAATCCGCGATAATGCAACCGCTATCATAGTCGGACACAATCATCCTAGCGGCAACCTGGACGCCAGTATCGAGGACACGGCAGTAATCAAGCAAATGGTGGAAGCCGGTAAGGTACTTGGAATCAACGTGCTTGACCACATCACTATCTCAAAAGCCGGATATCGGTCTGAATTGGAAAAAGGAACGTTGCCAGAATAG